ATAGGTGGCGATGCACGGGTCGACGTGATTTCCCGCCCCGGCGTTACTGTCGCCAAAGCCTCGAACGTAGTTCCATTCGTAGAGAGCGGTCAGCACATTGTCGCAGGCGAACGTGTCGCTGATTTGGAGCGCGCCAGCCGCGTTCCGCGCAGATCGAAAGATCATGTGCGACACTTCGTGATAGGCGTAGTCGCCCGTCGTGCCCCGGTGCGTGTAGATCGGCGAGCCGTCGTCAATGTCCACAACGCCATTCGTGAAGATCGAGTATTTGCCCGTGGCATCCGGCGCGTAGGCGTTCAGCGCGTTGTTGTTCGGCGCCCCTCGACCGTAGCAAAGGAAGTCTCGGACGATCCCGCCCTCGATGTTCAGGGTGTGCTTGGTGCCGTGCGCCAGAACCATGCCTTCATAGAGGCAATTCGGCCCGCCGTTGACCGCGCCCAGGCCGCTATTCCAGTGGCTGATTTCAAGGTCATAGACGCTGCCGCCGGGACGAGTGGTGTTCTGCCCCCAGACCAGCGCAGCAAAGCCCTTGTGCGCCCGATAGCTGTAGGCGCCCAGGTCCGGCGCGAGCCCGTCCGGCGTGTTGACGTAGAGCGTGTAAGTCAGGCCGCTGACCAGCTCGTAGAAGGAACTGTCCGTGGTCGCGATGCAGTTGGCCTTGGAGGTCGCCTGCTTCATCAGACGTTCGGACGCTAGCGGGGTCGCGGCGGCGATGGAGTTCTGGATTCGCAGCACGCTGAGGGTCGAATAGCCGTCGTTCAGAACCCCCGTGTTCATCGTGACCGTGGTTTTCCAGGTCGTCCCGCTTTCCAGCGTCCAGCTATTGGCGGTGACGTCCGTGTTGCCCCACAGCTTGGGATAGGTCGGCTTCTTGTTGTCAAACTGGCCCTTAATGACCAGGCCCGCTGTAGCGGTTCCCAGCCCCTCGACCTTCTGGCCACTCCAAGACCCGCTGAGACCGACCACGTCACCTGCGGTGAGCGTAGTGCCGGCGCTGAGGTTCTGCTTGGCCGCCCAGCGCGTGCCAGCGGCGGCGTCGGAGCCCGATGCGCTGTTAAAGCTCTTGAGGATATTGCCTTCGCCCTGGCCCCGGCGATGGGCGCTGCTCCAGCGGCGCTGACAGAGGAACTTATCTTCAAGCGCCGGGCGATGATCCGTGACCGGCGTCACGTCGTCGTAGCGCAGGATTTGAGGCAGATACGCGCTGTCGGTCTGGTACATCTCCAGCCCGTAGGTGTTCACGGTCTTGGAGGCGTGGACGTTCTCGACAATCACGGTGACGTAGGGGCGCGGGAACGTGTTGCTCCAGGTCTGGCGATAGACCCCCGGCTGCGGTTCGGTCGTGGTGTTGCCCGCCGCGATCGTAACGCCGGCGTACATGACCTTGATCTGCATGACGCCGGTGTCTTGCGTGGTCTGCGGCAGGTAGGCAAAGATATTGCCCGCGACGTCAAAGATGCCGCCGGACAGGTTCGCGCTTGTCCATTTTCCGCCCGGCGGAAAGTTGAAGCTGCCGTCCGTGTTCCGGGTCGCACCACCCGACAGGGTGCCTGTGTACATCGGCACAGACAGCAAGGCGGGGTAGTCCCGCAAGCCTTGGCCGATCTGGGTGTCCAGCCGCGCTTCGACCAGCCGTAGCGTCTGCGGATTGCCAGCGTTGGCGCCCCAGACCTGCGCGACCAGCACGGCGGTCCCGGCGCTGTCCAGCCAGTAGTCGAGCGCGGCGCCGTTGGTTCCCGGCGTCGAGAAATAGCCCCCGCTGGCCGTAGCCGCGAGGCCCGCCGTGGTGTCGGCGTAGAGGGTCGCAGCGGACGCAGCGGCGATGAGCGCCAGCTTGGCGTCCCCGGCAGCGTTGACCACGCCCGTTGAGGTCGTCCCTTGCGCCGCGACAGCCGCAATGGCCGCCGCTTCAGCTACGTCAAGCGTTCCCGTGGTCGGGGCCAAGACCACCGCCGCAGCCGCTTCGATGTCGTCAATGCTATCCTGTGTAGCGACGTAAAGACCGCCAGTCGGGCCGGTCGCGCTTTCCACCACCTTCGCCGCAACCGCCGCCGCAACGGCAGCGACCGACGTGGCTTCCTGCGCTTCAACGGCGTCAATAGCCGCCGCTTCCGCCGCCTCTAGGTCAGCAATTCCCACACCCTCGCGGGGCGGCAGGTTAACCGTGATGGGCATTTATCAATACCTGATGATGTAGTTGAGGGCGACGTTGCGCGGGCGGGTTTCGGAAGCCGTGCCGGCGGTTTCAGTGGCCAGCGTAGTGCCCGCCGTATTGAGGCCCGACAGAGCGCGCGTGCCGCCGAAGCTGTTCGAAAACACCAGGATGTTGTGGCTGTGTTGCTCGAACTCGTCGGTTTGCGCCGAACCCAGAACGCGCGAGGTGTCAACGCCCCGGCTGTTGTCCCAGCCCCGGACGAACTCGCCGCGAAGATCGGGGAGCGGAAGCCGCTTGTTCGCCGCAAAGTCCGCCGCCGCGTCGGCGCCGCGCGTAGACCCCGCGCCCGCACTTGTGGTGATCGGGTAGTCCGTCGCGTTGAGCGACCAGATCAGCGCAAACAGGGTCGCCGTGTCGGCATTGGCCCGCGCCGTACCGCCCGACGATGCCGAGCCGATGGTTCCGCCGTTACAGATCAGCGCGCCACCTGGGGGGGTTGATCCGATGTAAGGCTCCACGATGCCGACGCGGTTCAACAGCGCGTTGATCGCGGCTGACGTCAGGGCCGTGAAGTCCCGCTGCGGCGTAAAGCCCAGCTTGTCCTCAATCGCGGTCGGACCCAGCTTGGCCGCCGTGACCGCTTCGTTAACGATGTCCGCCGTGTTGACGCCGGTTGCACCCACTACGGTGTTGATCGGGTCGGCGCTGTACTTGGGAATGGTGACGTCCGCCGACGTCTTGATGACGACGCGGTATTCCTTCGTCGGGTCCAGATAGACCAGCTCGGGGAAAAACCCGGCGCTGTCCGCAACAACCGGATTAGCCAGCGGCGTAGTCAGGCCGTCGTCTTCGAACACGTCTTCCAGCGTGGTCGTGCCGGTCAGGTAGAAGTACGCCTTGCCCGCATTGAGAGGGGCGCCAGCGGTCGTTACCCGGTAGCCGAGTTGGTATGCTTGCATGGGGTCTCCCCCGGCGTCGGGCGCCGTGGTAAGGGTCGGGGATGGGAAAGCTGCTGATTGCCCTATCTATGGGCGTGGTCGTTGTCGTCGGCCTTTGGGGCCGCAACGACTGGGTGCTTATCGCGTCGTCGGTGGCGCTTGTGTTTGTGCTGCTGTACCAGGAGCGCCGGCTGGAGCGTTTAGACGCCCTTGAAGCTCGATATAGAGCGGAGCAAGAGCCGGATTCCGCGCCGCCAGTTGAGCAAGCTGTTGAAGCCCCGCTTCAGCTTGAACACCATCAGACGCCCGATATATCGCGTTAAGAGCGGCTTGGACCGGACGGCTGTAGAAGACGGTTCCCGCAGCAGCAGCGCCCGCGCCGCCCGCCACGACAACCGGATCAACGCCGACGATCAATCCACCCCCGCCAAGCGAGCCCGCCGCAAACAGTGAGCGGATTGGAGTACCGCTATCGGGAACCGTTTGCGGAAGCACCTGCATAGCGGCGTCGGAAAGGTCTTGCAGGAGAGCATCGCCTTGTGCGTAGGCGCGGTTCCCCGCTGACGTGTCCATGCCTTGAACCGCGCGGTTTAGGTCGCCGGGCGCAATAAGCCCGTCACGGGCGGCGGTGCCGGTGTATTGCGACGCCTTGCGAAGACGCTGAAGCATCGCGGATGCTTCATCCGCCGTCCGCACCTGTGCAAATGCGTTGGGGTCGGTGCGCTCAAGCAATCCGCCGACAGCATCCCGAAGCTGCTCCAGGCTTCGCGCGAGCCGACGCGAACTTGGAACCGTAGCGGCTCCTTCATCAGCCGAACGAATGGCCGCGCCGAGATCGGCGTCAATTAGTTTCCATGTGTCGCCGTCAATCGGCCCGGAAAGGCGGGCTTGCACGTCCGCAATGGTTGAGTTGAGTTCTTGCCGAACCGACGGGGGCAGGTTTGGCGATTGCTGAACAACGGCCACTTGATTGGCGAACGTCTGATCAGGAGCAACCTGCACGCCTGCAAGCGCGCGCTGGTACGCCTGCGACACCTGCTGCGAGGTGTCCCGAACGCCCGCGCGACCCACTTCGTCCGTTGATCCGCCGATAGGCGCTAGAACGCGCGCGCTTGCTGCGGTGGAAAGGGTGCGGAGGCTTTGCCGTTGGGCGTCCCGAATGGAATCGCCAACAATCGGGACGCTGGTCATTGCGTCCTCTGCACGCTGCCACCCGCCGCCGAGCATCCTCCCCGGCGTCAAGTCCACGCCTTGGCGGGAAAGCACGCGCTGCGGTGATGGCGGGCGGGGCGGAGCGGTCATCCGGCCTGCAAGAGCATTGCCGCCCACTTGGGCGAGACCGCCGGTCACAGCGCCAACGCCTCCGCTTACGGCAGCGCCCTTTATCCGCGATCCGGGCTCTGCGCTTCCCGCGCCGTAAGCCGCGCCCATCGCCCCGCCGACGCCAGCCGCACGGGTCACGCTGCCAGCCGCACGGGCCGGGCCGATGAATTGGCCTGCCACCATGTTGAGGGGGTTCATGAGGCCGCCAGCAAGGGCGTTAACGGTCGCCTCGACCGGGCGCTCACGGGTGTAGGAATCAAGACGTCGCCGCTCCTCGGCGCTGCGGGCGTCGAAGGCTTCGCGAGCGGTATATCCTTGATCCTGGCCAAGCGCGTTCATAATGCCGGTCTTGGCAGCGGAGCGCAGGCCCATGATCTCGTCGCCGAGGCCGAAGCCGTAGCCTTGGACAAGCGCCGTCGAACGGTCCTGTTCAAGCGCCGCGCGCTCAACGGGGATTCGCTCGCGCTTGGCTCTTGCAGCATCCCGAGCCGCCATGTCCCGCCGCACGCCAGCCTGCGCCCGCGTAAGGCCGCCCGGAGCGCCCGGCGCGGGCTTGCCCTCGCGGTCATACGCCTTGGACGAATAGCCAGCCCAGAAGTCGTCGAACGACTGGCCCCTGGCGTTGCGGGTATCGAGGGAGCCAAGCTTGCGCTTCCACGCTTGTTCAGATGCAGCGCGGCCACGGTCGCGGGCAGTCCCGGCGACCGGATCACTGGCCCCCCAGGTGGCGACGGGATCAGACTTCCCCCATTCGGCCATCAGCGTTTGATCCTCGGCGTTCCGTCTTGATCCAGCCACACCGTGCCCTTTGGCAAGGCGTTGTATTGCGCCTCAGATACCGGAATGGACGGGTTTTCTTGCGTTCCGGAAGGCGCCTTGGTTCCACGGAAGCGGCCAGCGGCGCGGCGTTGCGCCGGGCTCATGGCGCCGAAATCAGGCTTCACGGTAGATTGGCCAGCAATTCCCGTAACCGGACGCGCTGGCGCGGTCGCCGGGCGGGCGGGCGCGGGCGTTTGCGGCCTCGGCTGGGCGGCAGCTTCGGCGCCAAACCACTGACGCCAAGGCGTGGTCTTGCGAACGATAGTTCCGGTCTTGCCCATCTCAAAAAGCGGGTTGGCCTCGGCATAGGAAGCCCACGCCTCCTCAGAGCCGAGAAGCGAGCCGCGCCGTTGAACGTAGAAGTCCAGAAACGACGCGTAGTCAGATTGGCGACGCCCGCCAGCCTCCACCACCCCGGCGAGCGCCTGGTTAGTGTCCCCCGGCTTGTCGATAGCCAAGGTGGCGCTGCGGTACATATCGACGTCTTTGTCCGACATGGGGCCGGAGCCGACTTCGCGTTGCGCCGGAACCATCCGCTCGCTAATCGCCCGCATTTCCGACTTTTTGGAATCGAGCATCGAAGTGACGGCCCCAATCGGACCCCAATCATCAATCCCGCCGGTCGCGACGTCTTGGTTCAGGTCAACGAAGCGCCGAGCGTCGGCAGCGGCTGACGCGCCAGTGCGCGCGGCCTCCCGCTGTTTGATAAGCACTTTTTGCACGTCCGCGCTCAGCTTCGGCGCGGCGGCGTCCGATGTGAAAAACCCGGAGCCAGGCGCGGCGGTATTGTAATCGGTTTGCGGGAGCCACTGGCCACCGCGCTTAACGCGCTGCGAGCCGTCCGGCATCTCGATAACGGTGCCCTCGGGGGCAGTTTGCGCCGCCATTATCGAACCACCCTTGCGCCAGCGGGAACGTCTGAATAGGTGCCACCCATGCCGCCACCACCCGAGCGAGGCCGGGGCGGGGCAAATGCGCGCGGCGCCGCAGTCAGCGCGGGGCCCCTCAATGGCGGCTTTCCGGGCTCGACAAACCACCAGTTACCGCCCTGGGCCATCCACTCGCCCCGTTCGGGTTGATCCGGCTCGTCGTAGATCAGTTGCTGTTGCGTCGGGTTTTGCGGGTCGTAGGCGTAGCGGTCGCCGGTCTTGGTCGTGAAGGTTTCCAGCTTTTGCCGCTCCGCGCCCAACGCGGTCAGGAGAAGATCGACGTTTTCCGCCGTCTTTGGCTGTGCGTCGATGCGGGCGAGCATTTCCGGCGGCAGCGTCTCGGCAAGGTAGGGGCGAAGGAACCCGTCGTACTCCGCCGCGAGCTGATCGGGCGCCAAGCCCCTCATCCCCGTCAGAATGGCGATACCGCGATCAGCGCGGGCCTTGGCCGCCGCCGCCTCCTGTTCGGACAGTTGGCGCTGTTGCGTCGCCATACGGTCTTGTTCGTCGCGCTGATACCGCTGGACGCCCATCCCGGCGTCAAGCATCCCACGGCCCAACAGGGCGCCCGAAGCGGCCCCATAGTCGCCCTGGGCAAGCGCGTTGCCCGCCTGACGCTTGGCCCGATCCTGCGCCATGCCTTCAAGGACGTTGTATGTGTCGGAGAACGCCGCGAGCGGGTTAACGAGGTTCATCAGTTCCTCCACGCGTTCATCGACGGCGATTTGTACCCGCCCATGTGAGCGCCAGCCGATCCGCCGCCAGCCGATCCGCCCATCGGAAAGTTGTTCAGGCCCCAGCCTACGGCGCCGGCAGCACCGCCGAGACCTTGCGCCCATGCGTTGGCCTGGTTCATGTAGGACGAACCCTGCACCCCGGCATTGTTCATCAGGGCGTTCTGGCTGTTGTTTGCGTACTGCGACCCGGCCTGTTGATTGGCGCTGTTCGCCGCCTGACCCACACCGGCAAGGCCCGATTGACGGTTCCACCAGTCGCCGTACTCGCCCGCCGCCGTGTTCTGGGCATAGTCGGACACACCCCGCAGCGCCGAGCCCGATTGCAGCAGACCCGCCGTCGCCCGGTTCTGATTGACCGCCTTCAGGCCCTCCGACATGCGGAAGTTATAGTCCGGGGAAGCCTGGAAGCTGGCTAGCGGGTTTTGCAGGCGACCAAGGGCGCCAACGCCAGCCTGACGCCACGGCTCCTGATCGGCCCGCGTCTGGTTGTACTGGTCCCGCTGGAGCGCAAGCGAAGCGTCAGTGGCCCGCTGGTTAGCCTGGGCCGCTTTCTTGGCAGCGTTGGCCTGCATAGCCCCGCCGGCAAGCGCAGCGCCCCCGCCGATGATTGCACTGCCAATGATGGCAGTCGAAAGAGCAGCCATTATAGCCTCTTTAGATAAACGGTTTCCGCAGGCGTAAATCCCGCCATGCGGTAAAGCCGGGCCGTACCCTTGGCCCGATCATCGCCCAACGCTGAAAACTGGACCGCGTAGGCCCCCGCGCCCTTCGCCCACGCCTCGAACGCCGCGCGCATTTCCCCGCCCTGCGACGGCGCCCACCAAAACAGTTCCGCGCCGATCATCACGCCAGGGCTAAAATAAAGCGGCTGGATAATGCCGCCGCACATGCCGTCCGCCGTGACGAAGACCGCGCCGTGGTCAAGGCAGGCTTGCGCCACGCCCCGTACCGCTTCCACGTCGTAAGGCACCTCAGCCCACGGCGAATAGGCGTGAAACTTCGCGCCCAGTTCGACGATGTGTTCAAGGTCGCCTTCGGTTGCGCGCCTCACGGCTCCAGCACCTCAATGCGCTCTTCATGGTCCTGCTGTTGGGCGACTAGCTGTTCGAGGAACGCCCGCCAAACCTTCGTCATCTGGCCGGCGGCGTCGAACATCGGTTCGCCCCACGGCGGCAGCTTCGGCGTCATTCGTTCACCATCACGCCGTAAGGGACGAACAGCACGTCGTCCGAACACCGGAACTGCACCACCCGGCCCGGCGGGCGCATCTGGCCAAGCTGGAACCACCGCGCGCGAGGGTGATTGCCGTGGCTTCCAAGCTCGGCAGGCGTCCAGTCTGTCCAGCCCGCATCGTCGGTGTCGGTGTAGCGCATCTCGACCACGGGAGAGGTTCCTAGCCCGCCCTCGCCGCGCGACACGTAAAGCTCCAGCCGCTTGCACCGCAGCGGGACGGACGTCGGCAGATACACCGAACACTCGCGGACCAGAGCGTCCGTCCCGTCCTTGTTCGCCTCGGCATCGAACGTCCAGAGCTGGCCGCTATTGGCGTCGCCATAAAGCCCGGCGTCAGCGCACTGAATGCGGAACGTGTCTTCGCCGTAGGATGACCATTCCGCCCAGGTCTTTTCCCGAACGTCAAAGGCCACCGTCGTCACGCCGGGAATGTTCAGGACGTAGAAGCTACGCCCCTCGGTCGGAACCTCGATAGCCGTCGCAAGGCTGATGTCCGCGCATTGGGAAAGCAGCGCGTCGATAGCCGGCGTTGACACCACCTCCGCAACAGCCCCGGTGCGATAGACCTTCAGATCCGTTCGGTCGGTCGCCTGTGACGTGCCGACGAAGAAAATCCCGTTATCGATCCGCGCCGCGCTGTTTTGCGCCGCCGATCCGACGTCATAGCGGCGCCCGTCATAGCGTTGGAACGGGGCAGCGGTCGAAGACGTCGGCCCCCACCATTCCGTAGACTTCTCGCCGAAAAACAGGATGTCAGAGCCCAGCGCCTCAATCGACACCAGGTCGTCAGGATCACTCTCCGCCGTGGCGAAGTTCAGGCTTCCGATGTCCTCCGCGTCCGCAATCTCGGAATAGCGATAGCGCCCGCCGGTTCCCACCGCATAGACGAACCGCCCATTGGCGAACGCAACGTCTGACACCGTGTCGGCATCAGGCATGATGATCTGAGACACAGACGCTCCGACCAGCCATGCCGCGTTTTCAGCGACGATCACCAGTTGCGTGTCGGACTGGGCGAACCGCGCCCGCGTCAGGCCTTGGATAATCCCGATGTTCACGCCGTCGCGGTAGACCCGCGTCCCCGACAGGACGTAGCGATAGCCCAGATGGGTCGCGACGGCCCGGATAGGCCCAAGGCCCACCGTCGAGCTTGCCACCAGCCCCGGCCTTGACCGCAGCGCATAGGGCGTCGGCCCTTCAGGCGTCCGCTCAACATAGCTGTTGACCAGTCGGGCCTTGGGAAGACCCGCGCGACCATAAGTCTGTGTCGCGAGCGGCAGGAGCGGCATCAGGCGCCCTCACGCGCCCGGCTGACCAGAGCGCGCGGGTTGTAACGCTCCATGATGATGTCCCTGCCCCGTTGGGCGTTGTTCACCAGATGGGCCGGCGGCGTGGTTTCGTATTGCGGGAACAGGACCAGAGCCAGAATGTCCGCCAGCGCAGTATGGTAGGCGTCGGGGAAATAGGGCGTATCAGTCAGCACCCAATCGGCTTCCTCGATCCACGCGCCGACGTCAGCGCGGTAGAACCACGCCTTGCTAACGCCGTTGGTCGAAAGCGCCTGGTTGGCTGTGGCATAGGTGCCGATGGCGGTCGCAATCCGGCGGTTGTTCGGGCTCACCGTCAGATTGTGGGTCGCGAAATTGGCCGCGACGTCCACCACGCCAACGCGCCAGCCGTCCTGTGGATTGTCGGGAAGGGTCAGGGTCGCCGGAGCCGCCAGCTTCACCTGATACAGCGCGCCATAGACGCCTGTTCCTGTAGCGGTGAGCGACACGGCATCCAGCCGGGGACCAACCTCCATACCGAAGAAGGACCGTTGAAGGCCGTTCAGAGCGTCCAGGGCCGCAGCGGCTTGGACCGGCGTAGCTTCGGCGCCTGCGTCCATGACGCCAGCGGCGCGCAACGCCTGTTTGATAATCGCACTGACCAGCATAACGGCTCCTAGAAGAACGCGGCTTCAAGATCGCGGCGCGGCGCGTCGTATCTGCTGACAAGGGCAAGGATGCCTTGGCCCTCTTGGCGGCGAAGTTCGGGGGTTACGGCAACGCCGTGTTCCTCAGCCAAGCGCACCGCCAAGCGGGCCTCCAGCCCGGCGCGATACCGCACCGCGAGAGGCGCGTAGCTGTCCAGCGTCAGCTCTTCCACAAGCGTCCACGCCGCGTAGGCCGCGTCATAGATGTGGATCACGATGTCGGTTGAATAAACGTCCGTCGTCATGATCGCCGCGCCATCAAGCGGAGGCCGATAACCACCTTCCGCCGCCTCATCGGCGACAGTCTGGGGGTAGGTAATCGCAACAGCCGATTCCGTGTTGACCAGGATACGGTCCTGCTCTTTGGCCGTATAAGCAGCCGTCACCAGCACGTCGTTGAACCTGCCGAACGCTCCGGAGCCGACAAGGCCCAGATAGACGTCCTGAAGCACCTGAAGCCCGCGCGCCATCTCGCGGGGCGACACCTCGTCCAGATCGCCGGAAATCCGGGCGCGCTTGAACGCGGCTTTGATGATGTCCCGACAGGTCGCCATTCATGCCTCCGTTGGGCGCGGAGTTTCCCCCGCGCCCTTGGGGTTAGGCCACGACGTAGTGGACTTGAAGCCACAGAACGCCAGTGCCGCCGGCGTTGGCCGGGGCGTTGATGACGGCCTGAATCGTGGTCTCGGCGTCGAAGGACACCGGGCCAGACTTCAGCGTGCCGTTCAGCGGAAGGAAGATCGACACTTCCGGCTTAAGTTCGGTCACCGCGTCGCCAGTGATGACGCCGAAGTTGCCGAAGCCGTCCGGGTCAGCCGTGGCGCCGACGCCGGTCCCGCCGTTGGCGGCCCAACCGATGTCGATGTCCAGCGCTTCCGTGCCGGTGTCGATGTCCTCGCCGCGAAGAAAACCGCCGATGACGGTAGCGCCCGCCGGAACCTTGCAGAACTGGATGATGTCCGCCGCAGTCGGGTTAGCCGCCAGCGTGTAGGAACCGTAAGCGACTTGCAGAACACCAGCGCCAGCAAAGGCCGTCACCGGGAAGTTAGCAGCCGCACGGGCCGCAGTCAGAGTAGCCATTATCTGGCCTCCATGTATTGCAAAAGGGTGAGGTTTGTTTAGTATTCGGCCATGACCGAAGATTATCGCCCGGTGCCCGGATTCGAGGGCTACTACGAAGCATCCCAACTTGGGAACGTCCGACGAATTAAGACACAGGGGGGGCGTGTCACCAGCCGCACACTAAAGCCCGGCCAAGCCAGGGGTGGATATGACCACTACGTTCTTTGCCTCAACAATGAGAGGAAGAACTATCGCGGCCACAGGCTCGTGTGGGAGACGTTTAACGGCCTTGTAGAAGCTGGAAAGCAGATCAACCACATCAACGGCGATAAGAAAGACAATCGCTTGTCGAATCTTGAGTTATGCACCGCGTCCGAAAATATGGTTCACGCCTATTCGGTTCTTGGTCGAGACCCTCGCCGTCCTCAATTCGGAGCAAAGAACGGCAGGGCCAAATTGACGAACGATGATGTTGAGGAAATCAAAAGGCTTCGCGCCACGGGGCTTTCGCAGCAGAAGATCGCCGATCAGTTTGGCGTTAACCAAACAAACATCAGCGCCATCCTTCGCGGGGCCACGTGGCGCTAACCTATTGATTTAACTCACCAATCAACTGTCTGCGGCAGCGGCGAAGAAGCCGGTGACCATGCCGTGTTGCTTGCCGTTGAAGGCCAGCTTCTTGACGGTCACGAGTTCTTCGATGGCGACGCCCGGACGGAAGGAATAGTCCTTCGTCAGGTCCGTCTTCATCATCGGCTCTTGGCCCCACGCGATGCCAACGGCTTGCTGGCCGCACAGGAACACGGGGCGAACGTCGGCGGAGCTGTTGCCGATGCCGTCCATGTCGTAGGTCCCCGAACCCGCGATGTCATCGATCTCCGGGATTTCCCGGTGGATGATGCCGTCGTAGATCAGGTCGCCGTCCTGGAAGAGCGGGTTGGCGCTGACGTCACGCGGGCGAGCCTCACGGTTCACCTGCGACATGGTCGAGTCTGCCTTCAGGTCCCGGAACGTCCGCCCGCCGTGGAAGGCCACGAAGTACTCGCGGCCATCTTCAGAGCGGAACGGGCGGATATGCGGGTCAGCCGACTTGGCGATGCGCTTCATCAGCGACATGGCCGTCGCCGTGCAGCGGTCGTCCGTGGTGTCGATGTTGCCGACAGCGGTCGCCCAGGTCGCCGAGTAGTTGCTCTTCAGCTTGCCGAACAGCAGGCGGTCGGAGTTGGCGGCGTTGTAGGCGTTGCGGTTGGCCGCCGTGCTGTCACCCAGCAGAACCGTCGTGTCACCAGTGGTGACGACCGACAGCATGGCCTTGATGATGTCGTCGCGCAGCTTTTCCGCTTCCCACTGCTTCAGCATGTCCTTGGCCGCGCCGAACAGGTCGATCTCGGTGCGGTAGGACGTGCTTTTGGGGACGCGGACGGCGTTGCGGCGCCAGTCAACCGACAGGGCGCAGTTGTAGTTGCCCAGATCCTCTTCGGCGCCGTCGAGGACAGCCGAGCCGGTAACGCCGTTGCCGGTCAGGCGCAGGATCAGCGGGATGTTGATCGTCTTGCCCGACTCGCTTTGCAGCTCGTACTTGGCGATGATGATCGAGGACGAGGAGCGGCCCATGTACGGCTTGAAGCCGGATTCACGGACGTACTCGGCGAAGTAGTTCTTGAGCCAGACAGCCTTTTCCGAGGCGCTGGCGAGCGTCACTTCAGACATTGTTTAGTTCCTGAAAACTGCGTCAAACGCGGCGCCGTCGTAAGTCGGTTGCGCGCCGGGCTGTGAGCCTCCGGCGTTGGGAACCGATGCGATCGAGCGCGGCGGGGCGACGGGTTGGGGAGTGGCTTGCGCCTGTTGCTGGTTCAGCGGGTTGGCCCTGGCCTTCCACGCTCGGAATTGTTCGAGGTCTTCAGGCGTCACCTCGGCGAACAGTTGCTCGCGCTTGAAGCTGCTGACGACGTACTCGTAGGGGTTTCGATGGCTGAGGACTTCCTGCCGGAAAGCCGGGCTCGTGGCGTACTTGGCCAGAGCCCAATCCCGCGCCTGGTCCACGACACCTTCGCCGTGTTTGGAGCGGGCCATGTCTTCGCTGATGTCCAGCTTGACAGTGAGCGCGATGTTCGCGGCCTGCTCTTGCTGGAATGCGGCGAAGGCTTCCGGATCAGTGAAGACGTCCGGGACTTCACGCTGCGCGCTGTACTGGCGAAGCTGCTCCTCTGCCGCCTGACGCCGTGTCCGCTCTTGCTCCAGAGCCGAAAGCGGAACTTGCGTCTGTTTGGGGGCGAAGCGGCCTTGATCGTCACGGATCGGCCCGCCTTCCGGCTGTTCAACCGGCTGCGGTGCGGCTTCCTGCTGTACGGTCGGGGCTTCGACCGGCTCGGCAGGCGTGGCGACGTCTTCCGCCGAAGCGGAATCCAGGAAGTCCAGATTGTCCATGATTACCCTAGCGCCCTTGTCGGAGGCGTCCCGAAAATCGCCCGAAGCCCGGCGACGGCTGGCCTTTACGCTAGGCCCTGCGGAACGCCCGTTGATTGCCCGGCGGCGGCATCGTAAAGTAGCGCTATGCAAAAAGCGCCATTCACTGTCTATTCCCGCGCGTTTGCCGACCATATGAGCCGGCTTGACGACGTTTACACGGGTAAGCGGATTGCACGACGACTGTTCCCGGCGGGAGACAGTTCTATCGAGACGTCACTACGCCACGCCGAACGGGATTCCTGGCGCGTTTGTAGTTCCGTAATCTGGTGCTGACATCGACGACATGACGGCCTTGGTGGCCTTCACGTGGCTGTCAAATACGGTTGTCTCGGCCTTGGCCGCCTTCAAGGCGGTGTCGGCCTGTTTGTTCTCGATGTCGGCTTGCATCCCGGCCTGGGCCAGTTGCGCCTGCATCT